TAAGGAGAAGAAGAAAAAGTTAGACAAAAATCCATACGCTTTATACAGGATCAATCATGTAAGCTGGTGGGAAAGAGAACTTCCAAATGAAGAAGAAATGAATGAGGGATTAGCTAATCTTAAAAAGCAAAATAATAAAGTAGATTATATCATTACTCATAGCCCATATACTTCATTGCTTAGACAGATGGATGGTGGATCAGGATTGTACCAAAAAGATAGACTTACTGATTATTTACAAGAAATTAAGCAGACAGTTGATTATAAGACATGGCTTTTTGGTCATATGCATGTCAATAAAAATTTTCCTTGGGAGAGAAGTAGCTGCTTATATGAACAGATTATAAGGATTCTGTAGAAAGGGACTAGTGATTAAAATGAACCAATATCCAAAATTTAAGTGCCTAAATTGTAAAAAAGAAATTGGGGAACATGATTTAAAAACATTTGCGGTCAATCTAAAAGGGTATGATAAAAATGGTAAAATAAAATTATTTTGTGATCAGGAATGCTATGACCTATATAAAAAACAGTTTGAAGTAGAAATATATAATGGATGTTCAATTTATGCAGTTGAGTATCTTGGTGAGACAAGATATATGCCTTATTGGTTTTCAAATTATTATTTCACTAATATAGAAGATTGTAGAAATAGAATTGATATGAATAAAATAGCCATTATACCATCGGGATTGCTTGGGTCATTAACAAGAATTTAAGTCATATATTTTGAGGTAGACAATTAATTAGATAATAATTATAAATCATAAATACAATAACACGTAAACAATTCACACGGTTATCCGTAGAAAATTCCAATAATTACAACTGAACACTTATATTCGTTTTGGGTGGTAAACAGCATACCCTTGGTTAAATTACGCCAAATTTAGCCATAAACCACTGATTAGCATAGATTTTATATAGATTTAATCTAACCTAATCTCTATGTTCCAGTCCTGTGTGGGCTGTTGATGTTATATAAGATGGAAAAATATTTATTAATTTCAATTTACAGGAGGAAATTTATTTAATGAGTGACAAAGTAAGGCAGATGACAAATCAAGTAGTATTAACAGGAAAAGTAACTGAATTTGAAATGAAAACAGGTACTGTTGCAAATGGCGATAGTAAAGGTGCTCATTATGTAAGTATTAAGGGTGAAATTCAGTTTGGAGAACACAAAGCTATGGCACGTTCGTTTGAACGGTATGTTCAGGAGTATCGTGTCAAGGATGGCAAAAAGATTGAAAGTAAAGCGTATGCACCAACTCTTGATTGGGCTAAATCGGTTAAATCTGTTGCGAAAACTAATTGGGATGAAGCAACAGAAGTTTCATTAACATGTTCATTTGCTACAAATGATTATGTGAATAAAGAAGAAAAGCTTATTGAGGCATTAAAGTGTACAGTTGCTTTTATTAATGATGTAAATGGAGATTATAAGGCGACTGCTGATATTGAAGGGTATATTCAGTCTATTGTATCAGAAACAAAAGGTGAGGATCAGGTTGAAACAGGAAGACTGAGAGTAACGATTTTAACTAACGATTTCTTTGGAAATATTATTCCTATTAAAAATATCATTGTTCCTGCGGAATTAAGAGAAGCGTTTGAAGATGGTTACGAAGTAGGGCAGACAGCAAAGGTATTTGTTGATTTTACCTTACATAAAGGTGAAGAGAAGCCTAAGAAATCTGGTGGTATTGGTGTTCAGAGAACAACCGATGGCAAGTCTTATGTAGAAATGATTCTAACTGGTGCAGATCCGGCATTAGATGAAGATGAAAAGGATGCATTTTCTAAGGAAGCGGTAAGAATCGGATTGGCTGAGAGAAAAGCTGATTTGGATAAGTTGAAAGAAGCAGGATATCAGGGTGGTAAAGGCGATGGTAAATCTATTAGCAGTGCATCTACTAATTCTAAACCAAAGCCTGTAACAGATGATGAGATTCCATTTTAGGAATCCAATTATATTATAACAAAAACACGAATAGAAAAGGAGATTACATAACATATGGCAGAAATTGATATTTTTAGTTTACAACCAAGCACAATCAGTAGAGATTTATCAGGAAAGAGTTTTTTGATTTATGGAACAAGAAAGAGTGGTAAAACATCGAATGCAGTTAAGTTTCCGAAACCATTAGTGATGGGTTTTGAAAAAGGTTGGAATATGCTTTCTGGCGTATATGGGCAACCTATCAACAAGTGGTCTGAAGCATTAAAAGTTAAGAAACAGTTGTTAGTAGATGTTGATAGAGTTGAAAAGAGACAGAAAGAGGAAACAACTTTTAAAACGGTTGTGGTAGATACTGCGGATTTAGCTTATATGATGTGTGAAGACCATATCCTTGCAAAAGAGGGAGTGGAATATCTTGATGAAACAGAGTCGAAGAGAGGTTACAAGGCAGTTAAGAAAGAGTTTAATATGTTCTTCCAAGAAATTGTAAAGGCTGGTTATACTCTTGTAGTTATTGCACACTCTGAAACAAAGCAAATTAAGGAAAATGGCGAGAAATATGAAAGAACTCAACCATTAGTAGACAAACGTGGTTTTGAAGTTCTTGCTGGATTAGTTGATGTTGTTGGTTTTGCAACCAATGAACTACAAGAAGACGGTACTAATAAGATGGTTCTTACAATGAGAGGTAATCAGTATCTTGAAGCTGGTACAAGAAATAAATATATGTCTGTAAAGATTCCGTTCACCTACGAAGCATTAAGAGCTGATATGGAACAAGCTATTGATAAGTTAGAAGCAGAAGATGGTGCTGTTATTTCTGATAAGCCAATCGAAGTTTATAAAGATCAGTCTGAAGTTGCTGATTTTAAAGAAACGGTGTCTACTATTGGTAAAATTGCAAAGGCATTAAATGATCAGGGAATGATGGATAAGTATCAGGCTATTACAAACAAGCATCTTGGTAAAGGTAAATTAGTAAGAGATTGTGATGCTACACAGATTGATCTTCTTATGCTTATTTTAGATGACTTGAATGATTTGATTAAAGAAGAAGGACTTTTGATTGAATAGTAAGTAAGGGGTTAATCCCCTTATCTTGCTAAGAAAGGTAGTGTAAGGATGGCAAGAAAAGTAAAGTGTCCTGAGTGTGGAACATTCAATGATAAAGAAAATGCTGTGTGCCATAATTCCAAATACTACTGTAAGGTTTGTTATGACAATAAAATGCGTGAATCGCAAGATTATAAAGACCTAATTGCTTACATATGTGAGCTTTATCAAATAGATGCTCCGACTGGATGGATGCTGAAACAAATTAAAGATTTTAAGGAGCAATTCAATTACACATACAGAGGAATGAAAACTACATTACACTACTTTTATGAGATACAAGAAGGAAACGATGTAGCTGACAGTATGGGTATTGGTATTGTTCCTTTTGTCTATGATGAAGCGAAAAAATTTTACATAGACAAAAAAGCAGTTAAGGACAGTGTAAGCGATTGTGATTTAGATAAAATGCAGAATAATAAACGCATTATAAAAATGCGTAAACCAAACAAACCAGATGAAAATAAGTATAAAGACATAGCATTGATTGATATAGAAAAACTATGAAAGGAAGAATACCTATTTGAAAAAAAGCAAGTTAGTAAGCTATGTAAATAAGCAAGCAATTAGAGAAATCTTAGGTAGCTTATTACAAGAACCCTCTTTGATTAGGGAGTACAAAATTGTACAAAACGATTTTCCTGAAACCTTTCATAAATTGATTTTTGCAGCAATTAATAATCTCTATAAAAATGGAGCAGAAATTATTGATGCGGTAGCAATAGATGAGTATCTTTCTCATTACGAAACACAATATCAAGTATTTACAAAAAATGAAGGTATTAACTTTTTGGAAAAAGTACAAGAAATGGCTTTACAAAGCAATTTTAAATACTATTATGACCAATTAAAAAAATTTTCGCTGTTAAGAAGTTATGCTGAAAATGGTATTGATGTTTCTGAGTTTTTTGATCCAGATGAGATAGATCCAGTAACGATTGAAACACAAAGAAAATTACTAGATGAATATTCTTTACAGGATATCATCAATCATTATAAGAAGAAGCAATTAAAAATTATTGCTCCTTTCATCAGTACAGAAGGTAGAGACTCTAAAAAAGCAGGTGTTGGTGGACATGAGCAGAAAGAAAAATGGAAACAAGACACTGCCTGGGGGATAGGTTATTCAAGCGCATATCTCACTACTGCTTTACATGGAGTAAGAAAAAGGCGTTTTAATGTAAAATCTGCCGGTACTGGTGTAGGGAAAACTCGTTCAAGCATTGCGGATATTGGTTATGCTTGTTCTCCGTATTATTATGACAAAGCACTTGGGAAATGGTGCGAAAATCCAAATGGTACATATAATGGTGCATTGTATATTGGCACAGAAATGGAATTGTTAGAAGAAATAGATCCTATTCTTTGGGCTTATATAGCAGATGTTCCTCAAGATCATATTGACTTTAACATGTATGGAGAGGGAGAAGAGTAAAGAGTAGATAATTGATATTTTGGAACACGAAGCAAATATTTGGTTTGAATATGTACCAGAATATGATGCCAACACTTTAGAAGAAGTTATTGAGCAGCATAAATTAGACCACAATATTGAATATGTTTGGTTTGATTATATTAGTGCTACTGTGGAATTAAATAGCGAATATGCTTCTGAATCAAAAGTAAAAATGGTTGTTAGAGAAGATCAGGTATTAGCAAATCTTTCTAAGAAACTAAAGAATTTTACTCGAAAGTTTGATGTTTCAATTGATTCGTTTACACAGGTAACAGGAGATTTCAAAAAT